TTTGGACAATTGAAAAGATATCAAAACAAAGTTGATATAGGTTGGGGATGTAAAGATAATAGTATAGATGATTTTAATCTGAATAGAATTGTTTGTATAACACCATCTTTAAATTATACAGAACGATATACAGAAAAATTTTTAGAGATAAGAAATGAATACCAAGATGATGTTGATTTTAGCTTTAATATCAATCATAAAAATAATTCTATATTTGTTATCAGACCTGGTTTAGGAATGATAACTACTTGTGTATCACATAGAATACCAATAGTTGCATTATGGGATGAAGATGATTCAATTGAGATACAACACTTAGCACACAAAGTAGAAGAGTTAGGAATAGGAATTTCATTAAATGTAAAAGATAATTTTATTTTACCGTCAGATGTAACAAAGTATAGAGATTCATTTAAGAAACTAAATTTAAATGGATATTTAAAATTTGCAGGAGTAATTTAATGAAAATAAAAAATTTACAAACCGACCAAAAAATATTTTTTATTGGATTAAACAAAACCGCTACAACAACTTTTTATCGTTTTTTTCAAAAAAACGGATATGAATGTGAAGACTCCCCAAAGTGGTGGCGTTATCACACAAAAGAAGAATTTGAAAATAAAGAAGTATTTACCGATGGGTATGATAGAATAGCTAGAAGTGAAGATGGCAACGAAATGTTTGATTGTTGGCCAAATATCCGTTTTCTAAATCAAACATTTCCAAATTCATATTATATTCTACAAACAAGACCGATGAAAGATTGGTTGATATCAAGACAATTTAAATTGAATAAATATGGAAAAACAGGTAAAGTAGGGTTAGATAGTAGATTTCATACTTTGGAAGAAGATTATATTTTAAGATTGTATTGGCACAAAAAAGTAACATGGGAAGCTAATGTATTATTTAAAAATACGGACAAACAATTTTTAGAGTTAGATATATCAGAACAAAACTCTACTATTGTTACTAATTTAGAAAAATTTTTACAAATTAAATTTGAAGATAATCTGATAGATGAGCATAATAAAACAACTTGGATTGATAAAGAAGCTAAAAAATTTTACGAAAATAAAGTAACTGAGTTTTTACAACAAAAAAAATATGAAATATAATATGAAAGTAATAAAAGGAGAAAAATTTCAAGAATTGTGTAATACCCAAATAAGTAAACTTGAACATAAACCATTCGAATCTAATATGGATAGTATTGATATCGACAATTTTGATTTTATAGACTATGATAATTCTGAATTAGTTTATGTTAATAGTTCTTTACTAAATACAAATAAACCCAAATTAATTGAGTCAAAATTATATGATAAGTTATTGAAATTAAAAAATCCATTTAAATTAATACTACATAATTCAGATGATGAGTTTTGTGAAAAACAATTAAAGTATTTAGATATACCAAATTGTAAAAAAATATACACACAGAATATGAATGTAACTCATCCACAAGTTAAACCACTTCCTATTGGAATCGCGAATAGCTTTTGGGAATGGGGCGATTCTAAAATAATGGATGAAGTAATAAACGAGGGATATTCAGACATAAATCCATATTATATCTATGCAAACTTTACTAAGGGAAATGGTGTACGATATGAAAGAAGAAGTGATTGTTATGATATGGTTGTTAAAGAAGAAATACCATTTCAAGAAAACAACGATTATAAATCATATCTTCAAGAATTAAAACAATATAAGTTTTGTATATCACCAGAGGGAAATGGTATTGATTGTTATAGAACTTGGGAAGCATTATATATGAAAACCATTCCAATATGTAAACGAAGTATATTAGTGGAAGAATTTGCAAAAACATTTCCTATCTATATAGTAGATGATTGGAAAGAGTTTGATATTAATGATGTTTGGAATAGTTATGATAGTTTTAGTTGGAAAAATTGGCCTAAATTAGATTTCGAAGCATATTGTAGAAAGGTTGAATTATGATATATTCATTTGGAGATAGTTTTACTGCAGGATTGGGTGTTGATAGAGAATGGGAAGAATCTCAATTAAGTGAACATCCAAGATGGGATGTTATGACGGATGATGAAAAAAATACTCAACGAAGTAAAGTAAAAATTTTTAGAACTAAAAATTCATACACCGGCCAGTTTGCTAGTAAGGTTGGTATAGGATATCAAACTTCAGCAATATCTGGTTGTTCCAATGTTGATATCTTAAATTCAATATTTGAATTTGATAAAAATTTTAAACAAGGTGATATAGTTTTTGTAGGGTTTACTTCTTCACTTAGAAATCCACTACCATTTTTTCCAAAGTTATTTACGGGAAGTTTAATACCAAATAAAAATGTATTACATCTATATAAAAAAAAGAAAAAATCTGAAAATAATCTTGAAAACTTTTTTCAAGATTACTATTCGTTTTACCTTACGGAAATGTTTGATAACAAATACTATGAATTGTTTAATTATAATTTAATAGTTTTTTTACAAAAATATTTAGAATATAAAAAAGTTAAATATATTATGATTGATGCATTTGATTATATGGTAAATGAAAAATATGAACATATCGATACAAAATATTATTGGAACTTTAATAAAAAAACTATTCTTTCATATGTAAAAAGTTTTAATGATGAAGGTTTATTAGAAACAGCAGGTTATAATCCATACAACCAAACACCACGACACCCGAGTATCGAGGGACATAAACTTTTTGCAGACGAACTTTATAAATTTTACAAAAAGGTATATAATGGTTAATTATTGGTTTAATACATTTAAACATTTAAATTCGTTTGATATAGTTTCTTATCAAGATATGATAGATTTATATTTAAAAAATCAATCTTTATTAGAGCAGAGTGGTAAAGAAAAACTTGGTGGGGAGAATGAACGACCAGTTAATTCAGATGTAGAAGAAGTTGACCATGAAGGATTTTGGTTGGGATATAATCCACGATATTATAATATTAATCCATATGGGGATAAAGTTACACAGGCAAAAGCAGATGTAGTATCTATGGATATGGTAGGGTTAAATAAATCATGGAAAGATTTTATCTATTTAGAAATACCAAGTTGGTTGTTTAATAAATACCAAACTGCAGTTCATTCGAATCGTGATGTAACTTATTTTAGAGAGTTTATGACTGAAGTTGATACTACGGATTTATCACGAGATGTGGTTTTAAATTTAGTTGATGAATATGATACGAAATATAAAAATGTTGGAAAGTATATTGATTATTTTGGAGATTGGGCTGACCCGGCTTGGAGATTAGATTTAGATGTTGGTCAATACATTTCAATAAAAGAAAATGGCTTAATCTATCCTATAATGTTTAATAGTAGAACACACGCATTTAGTAGAGGAACACATAGAGCATTATTTCTTGCTCATACTAAAAGTAATGTTCCTTTTATTCTACAACACCCAAAAAATAAAAGAAAATGGGAAGTTGAGTTAGCAGAAAATTTTGATGAGAAGAATATAACTATGAGAATAAATTTAGATAAAAAATCTTTGAAGTTTTATAGAGAGGGAAAAAAATTAGTATGAGTACACGATATTTAAAAAAAGATAAATCTATATTGGTTGGAGTTGCAAAGAATGGTAGCCAATCAATAAAACAAATTTATTTAAGATACGATGGATTCCAACTTAGAGAACAACAAGGACTGGATTGGAATGTAGACAATTTTATAGATTGGAATGATAGTGATTTACAAATACTAATACCTATTAGAACAGAGAAGGAAAGGGCATGGAGTGAGTTATTAGAGTGGGGAGAGGATATAGATGTAACTAAACCTTTCTATCCAAAGTTAGATTATTTTCAAAACGATGTAATGAGATTTTTCATAACTGATATTATATTTAACGAAAATTGGACTGGTGCAAAAGTAAAATTTTTTGATTTGAAAAAATTATCTACTCACATACCAAAATACTTAGGATGGGATATTGAAATACCATATTACAATACAGCAAAAGAAAAAGATAGAAAAGTTGAGTTGATGGAAGAGTTAAAGGATGTAGAAATAATTACATCTAAATTTAAAGAAGCATTTTCTAAAGGATTAAAAAAAAGTAAATATTGGATAAACTTATGAAAACACTAGCAGGAATTATACACGCAAGAAAAACAAGTACAAGATGTCCAAATAAACATCTACGACCATTGGGGAATACAACATTGATTGATATTGCATTGGAAAATCTAAGTAAGTTAGATGTTGATGAAAAGTATTTAGCAGTTTATGATAAAGAATTAAAAGATAAAGTAATTGATGGTGTACAAATACTACATAGAGATTATGAATCAATTGCACCAGGTAATTGTCATCATTCGGTAATGTATAAACATTTAGAAAATGTAGAATCAGAATTTATTGTAAACTATAATCCATGTCAACCATTTTTAGAAGTTGATAAGTTAAATCATTGTATAAGAGTTTTTAAAGAAAGTAGAATGAAGAGTATGATTACAGTCCAACAAGAAAGAAACTTTTTTTGGGATAAGCATCGCAATCCAATAAATTTTAAACCTAATGATAGATTATCTACAACTGCTGGACCTTGGGTTTATTCCGCCACACACTCTTTAGTATTTTATGAAAAGAATTATATGTTAAAGGAGTGGGAATTATTTCCAAACACAAAAGATAATCCATTTCCACTTATAACAGATTGGAGTGAAAAGGAATTGTTAGATGTAGATACAGAAACAGATTTTGAAATAGTTCGAGGATATTATGAACAATCTTAAATTTGAACATTACAAAAAATTTAAATCTTTTGATGAAATTAAATTTCTTGATTTATTAAAATTAGTACATAAATCAAAGGATATGTTATTAAACGATGGATGGGAATTAGGACACGAAAATCAAGTTCTTGATGTGATAGATAGGGGGGATAAATACCAATTTACTAAGATACAATTTACACATCCCAAATCAAGAAACTCAGAAGAGAAATTAAATATAACACTTGATATACAACATAAAACTATGTTTAAAGATGCATATCATAATGGAACATATGCATTTATTGAAATACCAAATAAGTTTTTAAAAAAATATATAACTCAATATAATCACAATACAGATACTACAATTTTAAATAAATTTTTAGATGAAGTTAATTGGGATGGGGATTGGTTAGGATTAAGGGATGAGTATGATAAACGACATCCACAAAAACACAAAACAAATAAACCAGAAGAGTTTTCTTGGAGAGCAAATTTTAGTGTAGAGTGGTTTTTAAGTATTAAGAACGATGGTTTAATATCACCATTATTTAAGTTACAAGACAATACCGATATCTTTAATAGAGGTTCACATAGAGCTTGGATGCTTGGTAAATTAGGATACGGATTTCCAATTTTTTTTCCAAGATTTAAGGATAAACTAACATTGAAAATGTGTACATCTTGGTATAAGTGGGGTAGTGGTGTATTCTTAGATTATCCAGCCACAAACTACTATCTTGAAATAGATTATATTAATAAAGAATTAAATGTTTACGATGAGGATAAAGAAATATTAGACACTTATAAATGTGATTGATATTTATTATTAATGAAATATGTTATAGATATAGATGGCACGATTTGTGAAGAAGTTGGAAAGGTTATTGGAAGAACACCTTATACACATAGAATCAAACAGATAAATAAATTATATGATGAAGGTCATACGATTGTATTTTATACTGCAAGAGGATTAAAGAGTGGTAGAGGTGAAAAACATTACCGACCAATTACAGAATACCAATTAGAAGAGTGGGGTTGTAAGTATCACGATTTGTGGTTTAAGGAACACGATGCTACACACTACATAGATGATAAAGCATTAAGACCAGAGGAGTTCTTTGATGATACAGAATGGTGAGTATGAGAATACTTCAGTTAAATATTGGACAGATTCGTGGACAGATTTAGAATCATTTGATTTAATCTCAACAGAAGAAGTGTATGAAAGATATCTCGATAGTTTTAAAAAACTTGATAAATTAAAAGATACCTATTCTGATGAAGTATTAAAAAAAAGAATAAGTGGTTGGAATCGTATAATACCTGGTAGTCCAATTGATATAGCAAAAAGATATTATTTAGAAAATCCAAAATATTTTGAAATGTTATATCTTGAAATACCATATCAATTTTATTTTGATTATATGAGTGATTGGTTAAATGAAATTCCATTTAAAGGTGTAAAAGAAGGTCATCCATCAGTTAGTTTAGATGATGTAAAAGAACATATAAAAAACAATACTAAGTGGAGTATGGATGGTAGAGATGATGGTAGAAGTTATCATCAATATGAAACTTTTAAAAAGTATGGAGTTTTAAATCCAATCTTTAATAACGGATTAGAATATCCTAAAAGAAGTACTCATATGACAGCAGATGCATTTTTGACAAAAAGTGATGTACCAATCTTATTTCAGTATCCAATTGGAAATCCAACAAAATTTAAAGTAGAACCAAATAAAATAGAAGAACCATATTTTAAAAATAAGTATCTAAGTTTAGAAATAGATATTGATAAAAAGATAGTAGATTTCTTTTTAGAAGATGAACATATAGGAGCATATGCAGGATGAGACAAAATTTTAATATTGTAGTACCAATGGCAGGTAGAGGTTCAAGATTTACTGAAAATGGTTATACAGATTCAAAACCATTTATTGATGTGAATGGAAAACCAATGATACAGAGAGTAATTGAAAATCTTAATATAGAGTTTGATGACCAGTATGAGTTTGTAATAATTTGTTTACGAGAAGATTATGATAAATATGATTTTAGTATCTTTGATGATATCATCGGGCATGAAAATTGGGAAGTGATTTGTTTACCAGATGTAACAGAAGGTGCTGCACAAACAATGTTATCTGCACGACAATATTATGATAATGATACACCAATGTTGAGTTTTAACACCGACCAAATGATTGATTATAATTTGAATATGTGGGATAACTTTCAAAAGTTTGATGGTGGTATTCCTTGTTTTAAAGGAGATAGTGAAGATTGGAGTTATGCTAAATGTGGTCAAGATGGTTATGTAGAAGAGGTAGCAGAAAAGAAAGTTATCTCAAACAATGCAACTGCTGGATATTATTATTGGAGTGAGGGTAGAGATTTTGTTAAGTATGCAGAACAAATGATTGAAGAGAATAGCAGAACCAATGGAGAGTTCTATGTTGCACCAGTTTATAATTGGGCAATAAAAGATGGTAAGAAAATTGGAATCTATATGGTTGATGAAATATATGAATTAGGAACACCAGAGTATTTGGAGAATTACCTTAGTGATAAATAAAAAAAGAATTGCTATATGTTTATTTGGTCAAACACGAACATATCAAGTTATAAACGAAGTATATAAAAACTTAAATGAAAATCCACATTTAGAAATAGATTTTTTTGTTTCTACTTGGGATGATTTTGAAGATAAAAGACCATTTGATTTTTTTACCACAGCAGAATTTATTACTCCAGATATTATAAAGTTTAAAAATAATACTGATAGGGCATCATATACTATTCACAGAGTAAATTTACTAAAAACTATACACGAAGTCAATAATAATTTTATTTATGATTATGTTTTATGGACAAGGGGTGAAATATATTTTGAAAAAGAACATCTATTAGAACTTTTAAATAAAAAAAGTAATAATCACGGAGATTATGAAATTAACACTCATAGTGGGATAGAGAAAAAAGATGGTCATCCTTATTTACCAGCAGATTATTATTTTCTCGGTACATCATTATCATTTGATTTATATGCAACTGGTTGGAAATCATATTTTAATGGCATAAATAGACTATCTAAAGTTGATAGTAACTCTGAGGTAGTTGGTACTCACGGCGGACACAATTATCACGCATATGTAATTGAAGAAAATTATTTAGATTTAAAAGTAGAAAATCTTACACACAAATTTCAGTTTAGTAAACTACACGAAAGAGAAGTATGATTAATATAGCAGTAATGTTAAATGGAAGTGGAAAATATCTTGATATTACACAAGAGTTGTATAAGCATTGGACTACTTTATATGATGGAGTACATTTTGATTTCTTTGTTTCTACTTGGGAAGATGAAATTGATTATACCAATTGGGATTGGATAACAAAGTGGGAAAGATTAAAAGAAGAAGATTGTCCTTATGATTTAAAAAATCATCCAACTGGTCGTCATCAACCACACTATTGTTATACATTTAAAAAAGTAAATGAATTGAGAAATTCACACGATGTAGTATATGATGGGGTTTTACAGACAAGATGTGATTATTTAATACCAAAAAATACCATAGATAAAATGTTATCGAATATCACACAACTACGAGGTGGTGGAGATGAAAGAATAAATCCACAATTATCATCGAGAAATATTTTTTCATCAAGTGGAACTATGATTCATAATGATGTTACAGATGAGGGTGAATTACAACAAGATTTGTGGACACAAGATTATTATTTTTTTGGAAAGCCAGAAGTTTTTGATGTATTTGCAGGAATGTTTGATTATATGTACATTGATGATAAAACAAAAGATACTATAAATCCATTGATGCATGTATTTCAAGCAGAGTATTTACATTTAATGGGAATTTATAATTCATATCTCAGTACAGCAAATGGATTGCTTATCAGAACACAAAATAGGTTTGTTTCACCCGATACAGAAACTAAGGATAAATCTGGAAATGTTATTCGTTTAGGTGGTTGGAGTAAGAAACATCCATCGCCATTTCAATTAAAAAAAATTATAAATGACCGAGGTGTTGAGTGGATGTATAATGATAACGGATTTAAGAAAACAATAGATTGGTTTAATAGGACACCTAAGTAAATGTCTAAACCAATAACATACGCATATTTAGAAACTACAAACTATTGTAATTTAGATTGTAGTTTTTGTAATCGTACTGATGTCATCGGCCCACTAAAACATATGAGTTTAGAGAATTGGGGTAAGTTGCTCGATGGTATAAAACATCATCCAATTGAAGAAGCAAAACTTATGGGTATGGGTGAACCAATGTTACATCCAAACTTTGATGAAGTGTGTAAAATGTTTAAAGATGTTTTTCCAAATGCAAAACTTATTGTTGCATCCAATTGTCAATATAATATAAAAGAGGGATTGGAGTTCAGAAGAAAATATCAAGAGTGTATGAAGTATATCGATATATTATATTTTTCAATTGATGGGTATAAAGAACACTATGAACGAGATAGAGCACCCGCAAAGTGGGATAAGTTGTTAAAGTTTTTAGAAGATTTTAAAACAATTAATCGATATGATTGTGAGGTAGTTGTAAATTATGTTGTAAATGCATACAATGTAGATGATATTGAAAAGGTAGATGAGTTACGAGAAGAAAATAACTTAGGAAAGTTAAGATTAAACATCGCACAAATATGGGACGAAGATACAAGTATTACTTCAGACATAGCAACATCAGGTTATACAAAACAACAATTGGATTACTTGAAAACAAAATGGCGTGGAAATATTATGGGTAAATCAAAATGGGATTTCCCAGATTGTTTTTGGGTACAGAATGGATTATACACTACAGTCGAGGGACATGTCAAAATGTGTTGTTTGAATACGGGTGCTGAACCATTTGGTAATTTATTTGCAAACTCTATAGATGAGATTAGAGAACTGGAAGATTTTAAAAATGTAAAAAAAGGTTGTGAAACAAACAACCCAACATCACATTGTAAGAATTGTTCTTATAAAGAGTTATCACCGATGTTAGAATACTTGGGGGTGTAATGAAAACTTTAATTGGGTTGGGATGTTCTCACACACAAGGTTCTGCGTTTGTAAAAAATTTTAATGCCAAAGATGAGTTAGGAGAAAGAACACAAATTGTACCTGAACTTGAATTTGCAAGTGATGAATTAAAAAAACACTACAACAACACACTTACAACACACGAGTGGATTACAAAAAATTTAACTTGGATTGGAAAGTTAAACAACTATTTAAAGTATGATAAACTTTTAAATTTTGGGTTTGGGGGTCAAGGAGTTGAAGCTAATGTTAGAGCCATTCATAATTACATTTTTAAAGTTGGCGATTTATCAAATCATTTAATTATACACCAAGTACCACATTTTGATAGAAGTGAGTTTCTTGTTAAATTATTTAATATTTTTAATTATCCAAGTAATGAACATATTATCGTCAGCGAAATCAAAACTCTGATTACGGGAGAATATTCAAAAATTGAAGGAGCTTATTTTAAACAGGCTATGGTAAAATCATATGATATAAACTTTAATACTTTTAAATTTATTTGGGAACTTTATCAATTACAAGATTTAATAGAATCTAAAGGTGGTGAATACAGATGTTTTAGTTTGGATTTTAATTGGGATAATGAAACATCAAAGCCCAATAATATTGTAACAACTAAAATGGATGAGGTGGATAAATTTCGGGATATAATTGAGGGTGATTATAAAACTTATCATCCAAATGAAACAAATTTTCCACCTATTGAAGAAGTTATAGATAGAATAAATTGGTTACCACTAAGTGGTGGAATAAGCTTAAGTAATCAAAGGTTAGATACTGCTGGTTTAGTACCAGGTGATGGACACTTTACTGAAGAGGGAAATGAAAATATTGCAAACTACCTGTTTGATGGGATAAAAAAATATGAAAAAACACTTAAAGAAAATAGTTAGAAAATTAGATATACAAGATAAGTCAGAATTTGATTTTGTTTTAAATCAAAGTGAACGAATTACTAAATTACAATTTATTGATTTTAATAAATTCATACAGAATCTTACTCAAGAAGATTTTATGCTTTATCCAAATACAGAAAATCTTAAAGAAAAACTATCTGAATTTTATGAAGTAAATACTGATGAATTATTTTTGTGTGCGGGTTCAGATGTTGGAATTAAAGCAGTATTTGAAACATTTACCGATGGTGGTAGAGTTGTAACCACAGACCCATCATTTCCAATGTATAAAGTATATAGTGAATTGTACCAATGTGAATACTTTGGAATACCACATGAAGAAAATGGACATACTATTTCAACGGAAAAGATATTATCTAATATAACTGATAATACTGATTTAGTTATATTAGCAAATCCAAATAGTCCTATGGGTGAGTATAAATCATTTGATGAAATAGAAATAATATTACAACAAGGTGTACCAGTATTAATAGATGAAGCATATATAGAATTTGTTAACGACAGAAATTGTGAAAACTTTAGTGATACTTTAGTGAAAAAAATAAATGAATATCCTAACTTAATTGTAACGAGAACTTTCTCAAAAGCATTTGGTGCTGCAGGGTGTCGTGTTGGAATGGTATTTTCAAATAAAAAAAATATTGAATTAATTTCTAAATTCAGACAGATGTATGAGGTATCAGGAGTATCAGCAAAATATTGTGAATTTTTACTTGATAATTATGGGTTAACACAACAATATCTTTTAGAAGTAGAACGAGAAAAAGAAAAAGTGAAGTATATGTTATCACACTTTGATGTGATAGATTCATTTGCAAATTGGATACATTTTAATACGGAAGATGATAATAAAAAAATAAAAAAAATTTTAGAGGATTATAATGTATTAGTGAAGTGGTGTACAATACCACACGACGATAGGAAAAATTGGTGTAGATTAACTATTGCACCAGGTATTACTGATGAAGAATTTTTTGACGAGGTACGAGATGCAACTTGATGAGTTAAATGTAAAATTTTTACAAAAGTTTTTTAAAGGACATGATGTATATTTGAGTAAATCTTTACCTTGGCAATTTTATAATTATGAAAATGGTAAGTATAAAAAATATACTAATATGCATGTTCGATTAGATTTTTTATTTTCAGAGTATGGATTTTTTAATGAAACATATAAAGAGCGAGATGTTCAATATTTAGATGATGCTGTATATGAAGATTTTAGTAAGTTTCACAGACAAAAAAGATATATTGTACAAGAGTTTATAGATAATGATGGCGTTTTTTCTAATCCAACACACCATTCATTTCGAGCAAAAAATAGAACTTCTACTTTAGATATAAATAATTTTGAATCAATAAACAACTTTAAACTGGTTACTCATCCAGGTAATACAAGATTTGCCGTATCTTGTTATATACAAGATAACTTAACATCAGCAATAATGTATTTTAATAAATCATATAATTTTAATCCACCAAAAGGTTTAGTTAAAATTACTAATATTCAAGGATTAGATGGATTATGGAAACCACATCATTATTTTAGCGAAGAGCAATCCAATTTAATATATGATTTTTATTTTGGGAATAAAGATAATTTAAAAAACGGAACTAAATATCATATTCCAACTCAGAGTAATGTATTAAAGTTGTGGAAGTTTCGTGTAGCCGATAATAGTATGTCAAGGTTTGAAAGATTCGGTTGGAAACGCTCAGCTGCAGAACAACTCATTGTGCGTGGTGTACTACAAGCTGATTCAAATAATTACTTAGCTTGTGTTTTTGATTCATCTAAAGATATCGGAATTATTGTAGATGAAAAACCATTAACTATTTATACAAATTCGGATATTGATATAAAAGAGTATTTTTTAAATATTAGAAATGAATTAATAAATATGACTATAAAAATGAATGCTATTACCGATGGCAAAAATAAACATCACGTACCTGGAACACCTGATTTGGAATATCAGTTTTACGTTGATAGGGATATGATAGAAAAACATTTTAAGTTTGAGGTTAAAGTTGTTGATACAAAACCAACTGATATACCTAAGTTAAATAAGTATAAAGGTTTTGCCATATGGATAGATAAGGATAAACTACAAGATATTAATCGTGAAATTTATGAACTATTATTTTATACACGGAGAGATGTTAAAGTTGCTAAAACCGATGACGGAAAGGTAGAAGTTATTAATTGTAGAAAAAAAGTTTCAAATTTTGATTACAATTTTGGAGTTAAGAATACACCACTAATTGAGTGGGGTATCAAAGATAGTTTTTTAAAATGTGACTCGGAATTTGATGTAGATGATATCAACCACATTGTACACAGCGGTCAGCTGATTGTGCAAGATGAAATTGCAGATGAGATAGGTATAAAATGAATAAACCAAGAATATTATTTATAACACCAATAAACCATTTAAGAGATTTTTATAGTGAGGTGTTTAAAGCATATGAATTTTTAGAATTGCTTGAACCTACATATGACGATGTTAAATTACACATTGGAAAATTTGATATATTGTTTTGTGCACCAAATTTTCAAAACTTTGTTATTGATGAGGAGTTAATTAAAGATTCAAACATACAATGTATTGTTTCACCATCTACAGGTTTAAATCATATCGATGTTGATTCAGTACCGATTATATCTATTAAGAATGATGAAATTCTTGAATCAATATGGTCTACAGCAGAACATACTTTACATTTAATTTTATCAATAGTTAGACATACAAAACCATCTATTGAATTGCACGATAAAACTTTAGGTATTATAGGTGATGGTAGATTAGGTAAGATGGTTGAGTATTTATGCCAGAATCTATTTAAGAAAGTTATAGTAGTTGATAAAGATTATGGGGATAAAGAAAAGTTATTTTTTGAATCTGATATTGTTTCATTGCATGTAGATTTAAATCCATCTTCATATGAAATGATAAATAAAAACTATATGCAACAATTTAGAAAAGATATTTATTTAGTTAATACATCTCGTGGTGAAATAGTAAATGAAGAAGATATAAATAAACTTTTATTAAAGGATAGGATATGTGGTTATGCTACAGATGTTCTACAGACAGAATATGTAGATGAACAATCTATATTGGAATCAAATCATAAAGTATTGATAACACCACATATAGCTGGAACATCAATAGAAGCACAAGAAAAAGCATATCAAAGAGTATTGGAGAAAATATGAAGAATTTAGAGTATTATAAATCAAGATTAGTTGCAAAGGATGGTAAATATTTAAGTGCATATAATCACATAGTTAAAAATAAACCTAAATTTATAGTTGAGTATGGTGGTGGTAAAAGTACTTATAACTTAACTGAATTAGTAAACTTTTTAGATTATGGGGGTAAAGTAGTTGGTTATGAGTGTAATTCATATTGGTATAATGACCATATAGAAAAGGGTTGGAATAAATACAACAATATAAAACGTGTGGACAATGCAGAATCCACAGAATTTAACACTACTGGAGTTAGGTATATTCATCCAATAGAAGATATTAAAGAAGTTGATTTTGTTATTTTAGATGGACCTAATTTAAGAGATTTTGAATCAGACCCAAACACCACATTTAATTTAATGGATATCGTTAATCACTTAGGTTATGAAATTCCATATTTTATTGATGGTAGAACGGGAACAAGAGATTTTTATAAAAAGAATCCAGAACGCCCAGATAAATTTTTTTCATGTAATTACAAAACAGATGTAGGAGATAAAAAGAATGAAATTAATAGCTGAATTATGTCAAAACCATAATGGTGATATGAATATTGTAAAGGATATGGTGGTGAAAGCAAAGTATAGTGGAGCAGATATAGTTAAAATTCAATCAATCAAAGCAGATTCACTAACTAAAAGAGAAGAGTATGAATCATTTAGAAAATACTCGGATGAATATCAAAGATTTAAATCATTAGAATTATCTTATGATGATGAAAAAGAGTTTATACATACGGCAAAGGTTAACAACATTATACCAATGACAACAATATTTAGTCCTAATCATTATGATTATTATAATAGTTTAGGATATGATTATTTAAAGTTAAGTGGGTATTCAATGAGAGCATTTGATTTTGGAAAAAAATTAGATAAATTTAATTTTAAACACTTAGTATTTTCCACTTCAAGTTTACACTTACACGATATTGAAAAGTGTATTAAAAATTTACAAGGAGTTGATTTTACAATATTGTATTGTGTTTGTTTATACCCAACACCATTTGAAAAATTAAACTTATCATCAATAGAACATTTAAAAACTCTACACGATAAGATAGGGTTTAGTGACCATTCAGATAATTTATTACCAAGTAAACAGGCAATCTTTCAAGGTATTGATATGTTAGAAAAACACTTCACTATATTGAATAAAGATGAAACACGAGATGGGAAGGTTTCAGTTACACCAGAAGAATTACAAGAGTTAAAAACATTTAGTAATTATACAAAAGATGGTCAGTATTTAGCATTAAATGGATTTAATGAGGAACAAAGATTCAATCACGAATATTATCAAGGTAGATTCGAATGATACCAGAATATAAATCAGTAAGTTATATATTAGTTTGGGCAGATACTAATACAATGAATCGAAATGATTTTAAACATTATAATGTTGATGAGAAAATTAATCAAGAACTATTAAAACATACATTAAATTTAATTGACCAAATATTAAAGTTAAATCCACACGAAATATTAATTATGGACAATGAGGGTAATTTTCCTACACACAAAAATCCATTAGTTAAAGTGATACCATCATATCAATCAGTTGGATATCTTGATGGGAAACGACCTGAGTGGTTGGATAAAATTAATATAGAAGATTACAGAGAGGATACTGATTTTAATCATGCTAAAAGTTTAGCTATGGCATACAATCACGGAATAATAAAATCAAGTGGTGATTACTTAGTAATACAACATAATGATACATTATATCTTGATAACATTATAGAAGAACAAATAGAATTTTTGGAAAAAGAAAACTACGAATATATCACAATTGATAAAAAACCAGTTAAGTTTAAAGAGTTGGAAAAGTATGAATATTTTGCAGATTGTTATTGGTTTTTATGTAGAGGTGATTTTTACTCTAAACACAACATTTGGGTAGATTGGATTAGGGGAGATAACAATCACTTGGCAACCATTACTTGTAAAGATAAAGAATTAAAGTATTTACACTTGCCTGGATTTTATGAAAATAAGGAAACCGATTCACCAGAATTTGAAGAAAGTTATGGTTACAATAGAAAGGTTGGAAACTTACATACATTTAACGATAAACCATTTTTAATTCACAGAAAAGGTGGAACAGGTTTATACAGAATACTTGAGGAAAAGAGATGATATTATTAACAAGCGGAGATAGTTGGACACAAGGTGATTACCCTTCACAAGATTTAAATTGGGAAGCAACAAAAACCTTAGATTGGTATGATATAGTTCCAAATTTCGGTAATAAATTTTCACCAACAGAATCCAACCCACCAAAAGGTGAAAAGAACATACTATATAAATTTTATGATAGTCCAGTTTGGCCAAAGGTTTTGGGAGAAAAACTTGGTGTCGAAACTTGGAATGCTGGTAGATTGGGTTGTAGTAATGATAGGATATTTAGAACTACAATTGGTTCTATTGAGTATTTAGAATCACTCGGTAAGAAAGATTTTTTTGTTGTGATAGGATTAACATCTATGTTTAGATATGAAACTTGGAATGATACAAGTATTACACAGAATGAAAAGAAATTAAAAGGTAAATGGATAGATGCACGAGTATCACCAGACGAATATTTAGATTTTGCAAAAGAATCATTAGTACATAGACTTTGTTTAAATATAATCAATCTTCAAAATTTTTTAAAAGTAAGAAATATACCATATTTAATATTTAATTGTTTTGATGATTTTGATGAGGAGATTCGAGAAGATTCTTTTTTCAAGTATATTGATTTAGATTATATTTATAATAAAGACTTTAAACCACATTTTAGACTCTGTGTAGAAAATGAGTTTAATACAGATTGGCGTAATAATGATGATTATTTCCGCACAAATCATCCAACTGATACATCACATATTGAATGGGGTAAATATTTAAATCAATACATAAGGAGTAATTATGAGATTTTTTAAACGACTATGGAACAAACTCATTACTGAGATTAAGTTTCGTAAAAAGTTAAAAGAAATAAAAAAACGCGACCCGTTTATTTATAAATGAACGAAAAGGAGTTCTTTGAAGTTTTATATCCACCAACATCACATTATATAGGGTTGGATAAAGTTAATATTGAAGTGGTACATCCATTAGAATATTGGGATAGACCACGAACAAAACATGAAGGACCAGTTTGTAAGTGTGTAGGTGAGAATACAAACAAAGCTTTATTTTTATACTTTCAGAAATTAATTAAACAAGGTATTGACTTACCAATTTATTTAAATAGTAAAAATCAGATAATGGATGGGTGGCATAGGTTTCACGCATACTATTATTTGGGTTATACTATAATTCCATTTTATAGAAATAAATTATCAAGACCACACGGATTTTGTTGGAAAACCGGGTTAGAAGGTCGTAGGAGATTACGTACTAAAACTTGGTAGTTTTATATTTATAAGTGTAAGATTATACACATATTGGAGTTTTTGATGATTAAATTAATGGATTTATTAAACGAGGGTGTACAAGATAAAGGTATATTCAAAGCAGTATTCCTTGCAGGTGGACCTGGAAGTGGTAAAACTTATGCAGCTAAACAGATATTTGGTATTCCAGACAAGTTCAATATCAGTATGAGTGGTATGAAGATGGTTAATTCAGATAAAGAATTGAAATTTTTATTAAAGAAATTCCACTTTGGTACTGATTTAGATAAAATGCCTGATGAAGTATTTAAAAATTTAACAGATGATAGTTTACCAGATTCAAGTGGACTACGAAAATTTGGAAAATCACTTACTAAAGAGAGAATGAGATTATATCGACAAGGAAAATTGGGTATGATTATTGATGGCACAGGACACGATTTTGGTAAGATACAAACAATGAAATCTGAGTTAGAAGCAGATGGATATGATACATATATGGTAATGGTGAACACATCATTAGAGGTTGCACAACAAAGAAATCAAGAACGAGATAGAATTTTACCACCAAAATTATTAAAAAAATCTTGGGAAGATGTACAACAGAATCTTGGTTCTTTTCAATCATTATTTAAAAACAATTTCGTGATAGTTGATAATTCAAAACATCTATCCGATGAAGAAGCGGAGGCAAAATTTGTTCCATTGGTTACTAAAGTTGTTAGAAAATTTGTGGGGCAACCCATCAAAAACAAACTCGGAAAGCTATGGGTTGGTAAACAGAAATTACTTAGGAGAAAATAAAATGTTAATTACATTTAACGAGATAATAGAAGTAACACTACACCACGAAGGTGGTTACGTCCACGACCCAACAGACTTGGGCGGGGAAACTAACTTCGGTATAACAAAAAGATTTTATCCAGATGTAGATATAAAAAACCTTACAAAAGAAGGTGCTAAAGAAATCTATAAACAAGATTACTGGGATAAGAATAAAGTAGGTTACCTAACAGATGATTTAAAACATATCTTTTTTGATATGTGTGTGAATCAAGGTAGGGGAACTGCAGTAAAAATTTTACAACGAGCGTGTAACGCAAAGGGTGCAGATTTAGCTATTGATGGTGGATTCGGACCTGGAACAAGAGGTGCGGTTGAAACATACAAACCATCACTCGACAGGGTTCGTTGTTACAGATTAAAACATTACTATGATTTAGTAAATAAAAAACCAGAACAAGAAAGGTTTTTATTCGGTTGGTATCGTAGAGCATTATCAGTCTAATGGCTGGAGATTGTTATCAAGCAAATGGTAATTTTATCATTACTAAAATGAATGATAAATCATTTAAACTATGTCATGGAGTTGCAATATTAGCAACAGACAATAAACCATTTGGACATTGTTGGGTAGAAAAAAGTAATAGTTTAGTAATGGACTTTTCAAATGGTAAGAAAATAGCATTATCAAAAAAGAAATATTATGAATTAGGTGGAATACCCGTTAAAGGATATAAGGTACATTCTTATACAGGAAAAGAAGCAGCAAATAAAATGGTAAAATTAGGCCATTGGGGGCCTTGGGATTCCAACGCACCGAGATAAATTATGATTAAGTTAATGGATATAGTAAAAGAAATAAGTGCTAATGGTAATCACCATTCTGCAGATGCTGGTGAACCAGATACAGGGTTTTCACCTGCAGGACAATCAAGAATATTGGGTGTTGATAGTAGTAAACCAGAGCCTTGGTATGATAAGGGTGGATACGCACAATTAGATTTTCCAAAAGCAGATGACCCATATGGTGGGAAGAGAGATAAGAAAACATTACAAGTACAGGTAATTAAAAGAATTATAAATACTGGTGAAAAGTATGAGGGATTTCAAGCTGCGGTAGGCAGTTGGGATAAATATGGTGATAAAGATTATTCAACGGATGGGTTTGATTACGGAGAAATATGATGGCAACATTTCACATAGATGAACCGAGAGAAATCGGAAAGAAAAAAGATAGATTATCATCAAGGGAAAAGAATATGGTAAAATTAATATCCAATGAAGCAGTAAATGAAGCCAGAGGAACTTGTTGGGTAGGATATAAACAACTTGGCATGAAAGATAAGGGTGATAAGAAAGTTCCTAATTGTGTAAAAGAAGTTTTTGATATTTATTGGGAAAATCAAAATGAAAGTTGTGGATACACAATAGAAGTTGATACAGATAAAGATTTAAAAGAAGCAGAATATCAAGGTAGAAAAGTTAAACTTGGTAAACCAATGCAAGGTGATGCTAAAAAATTCAAAGTATATGTAAAAAATGATAAGGGTAATGTAGTTAAGGTTAACTTTGGTCAAGGTGGAGATGCTAAGGGTGGAACAATGAGGATTCGTAAAGATAATCCATCAGCTCGTAAATCTTTTAGAGCAAGACATAATTGTGATAATCCAGGCCCAAAACATAAAGCAAGATATTGGTCGTGTCGTAAATGGTAAAAAAATGAATAAACTTACAGAATGGTTAACTAAACCACTTATCAAAGAAATAGAACTACCAGTTAAAGTTGGTGATGTTGTCTTGATGGGTAGATTTAAGAACAAGAAGGTAGTTGTTAAGTCAATTACCTATAATGAAAAGGGTGATTTACTTATCAATAAAAGACCTGCGTTAAAATTTAGACTTGCAAAACAAGATAGTAAAAAATTATTACCGATAAAAACTACCGATAAAGGTTCTACCAACCCAGACCCCGACATGCGAGGTGCAGAGTTTAAAGGTATTAGAGCTAATAAAAAAGAAAGTGTAAACGAAAACAAAATAGAGATTAATGTTCCAGGTGATATTAAAGGGTTGTATAGATTATTTAAGAAAAATAAAAAAGAATTATACCTTGTGGGTGGTGCAGTAAGAGATGCAATACTTGGTAAGAAACCAAAAGATTTTGATTTAGCAACTGATGCAAAACCAGACGAAGTATTAGCAATTGCAAAACAAGGTGGATTTAAAACAGTCGAGGTTGGTAAATCATTTGGAGTAGTGATTGTGGGTGGACACGAAATTGCTACATTCAGAAAAGATATTGGTAAAGGTCGTAGACCAGATGCAGTAGATTTTTCTGATATACAAGGGGATGTTAAACGAAGAGATTTAACTATCAATGCTATGTTTTATGATATTGGAAGAAATGAAGTAGTTGATTTAACAGGTGGATTAAAAGATTTAAAAAATAAATTAGTAAGGACTGTCGGTAATCCAAAAAGAAGATTTGATGAGGACCCATTAAGAAAGTTACGAGCATTGAGATTTCAAGCTGTTATTGGTGGGAAAATGGATAAAGATACTGAACAAGCATTATTAGATAATCCAAAATTAAATGGTGTGAGTGGTGAGAGAATCAAAGAAGAGTTTGTAAAGGGATTACAAAAGGGAAAATCATCAAAACAATTTATGGAAGCATGTGATAAGTTTAGTTTTACAAAACAAATATTCCCCAAGTTAAATATAACAAAACCTTATCCAAATGTCAAGGATTATATTTTATTTATTTCAACAATTTTAAGAAAGAATGATGTAACTAAGTTAGGTAAAACTTTAAATTCATTAAAGTATAGTGCTAAGGAAAGTAATAACATTCAGTTCTTAGTTTATCTGAATAACTTTAAACCAGAAAATATTTATATAGTTAAAAAAGCACAACTGAAAACCACATTGACATCAAATCAAATTCAAGAGTATGGTACGTTAGTTGGTAAAGATTTAAAAAAACTATCTACATTTAAGTTAAGTGTAAAGGGTAGTGATATAGTTGGGCTAAAAGGAAAAGCTATTGGTGATAAGATGAAAGATATGGAAAAGAAAAAGTTTTTAGGTGAAAGTACCGATAAGGCAAAGTTGTATAAACTTTATACCCAGGCCATGAAAATGATGCCAGGCAGTCCAGCTCAAAAAAAAATTAGTAAGGAAATTGATAAGTTGAGAAAGAAACTTAAAATGAAAAATGAGTTTGCAATTCCATCACCAAGTAGAAAAGGTATTAATAAAAACAAAACTGATAGAATGAGTGGGTATAAAAAGGTAGATGAAATAGCAGTTCGTAAGAAACCTAAAACATTCAGAGATATTTATAACGCTATTCCAAGTGATTTAAAAAAACGAGTTATGAACCTTAAAAACTTTGACCAACGAAGAGATGCTCATCCAGAGGGTAATGTTTTAAAACATACCATTGCTGTAACTAATAGAGCATTAAAAACTGGTGATATAGATTTTGCTTTATCAGCATTGTTTCACGATATAGGAAAAGATTCAACCGCAAAGATACATCCAAAGAAAGGTTTTTGGACACATTATGGACACGAGAAAGTTTCCGCCGAACTTGTATTGAAACACAAGAAGTGGATACAATCATTGGGTGGTGATGTTGATGATATCCATTACATAGTAAAGAATCATATGAGAATGAAAGTATTTGATAAGATGAGATGGCACAAACAAGACAAGATGAGGAAAGATAAAGCATTTGGTAAGTTACAGAAGTTCACCACATTTGATAAAGGTGGTAGAGGTATAAGTGATGGAAAACTAAATGAGAAAACACTTGACTCTTATATGAAAAATGTCGTATATTCTATCATAGAAGATGGGGATGTTGCAATCAATTTGAACGAGAATAAGATTAAAAAAGTAATAGGTATTTATGGTGGTAGATTTCAACCATTTGGCCCACATCACCTAAAAACATTTAAGTGGTTAGAGAAACAAGTAGATGATGCATATATCACTACATCTAATATAAAGCAACCACCAAGGCATCCAATGAACTATAAAGAGAAAGTTCGACATATGGTTAAAATGGGTGTACCTAAGAATAAAATTATTAACGAGAGAATACCATTAGTTGCTAAGACGTTACTTGGTAAGTTTGACCCAGAAACTACTGCTGTAGTTTATATTTTCGGTAAGAAAGATGCAGGTAGAATAAAGGGTGGAAAGAAAACCGATGGTGGTTTAACTTATTTTCAAGATTACAAAAAGAATATACGAAATATAAAAGGACATGGGGAACATGGTTATTATTTAGTTGCCCCACATATTAGTATGAGTGTAGGTGGTAAAGAGGTTTCGGGTACTACAATGAGAAATATTTTGGGTAGTCCCAAACTCGATGATAAGACAAGGCCAAAAGTATTTAAAAAGTTATTTGGGTATTATGATAAAGGTGTGTACCAAATGATGACTAATAAATTTAAAAAGTTATTTGAATTTTATAATCAATCTTCAGTAAAAAATTTAATAAAGGAAGTTAGTGCATTGGGAAATCATTTTGATGCAAAGATTTTTGATGATGAGGGATTGTATGATTTCTTTAATTCATTCTCGGATTATAAACGAGTATCCCCTAAACACGCAGAAATAATGGGGTGGGAAGTACTTAATGATATCATTGGTAAGAATGCAAAAGACCCTGGTTTTGATTTTAGTACATCTACAATAGATAGAGTATCCACCACCACATATGGTAGAACAATAAACCAAGATACTAAAAATACTGATAGTGTGAGTAACCCATTTCCAAAATATAAAAAACATATGAGAAAGATTGTTGGAAAAATGGGGTGGGAAATTTTAAAGTTCTTTGGTGATAATAAACATAATAAGATGGCAGATTCACCAACACATGATATGGGAACTGCAACGGCAGGTAAGGGTAATTCGACTAAACCAGCACCTACTAAAAAACTAAAAGATTTCCACGAAAGAATTGATATAACAGAACACACAAAGGAGTTATTACTTATGGGTGGAGCCTACGGACATATGAGTCATCCTTTCGATGATAATAATCTTACATTTTCAGACTTGAAACAGATAGTTATTAATGGTATAGGGGGAAAGTTAGATAGAGAAGATGGTGTTACAGAGAAACTTGATGGACAGAATTTAATGGTAAGTTGGATTGATGGGAAGTTAAGAGCAGCTCGTAATAAAGGACATTTAAAAAACTTTGGTAAAACTGCACCAACCACAAGTGGAATAAAATCTATGTTTAGTGGTAGAGGTGAAATTGAAAAAGCTTTTGTAGGTGCTATGACAGATTTAGAAAAATCTATTGGTAGTTTGAGTGATAAACAAAAAGATAAAGTATTCGGTAATGGTAAAAAATGGATGAATTTAGAGGTTATGTATCCAGCAACTGCAAATGTAATAGATTATGATATAGCAGAAATTGTATTTCATGGTACATTAGAGTATGATGAGAGTGGAAAACCAATTGGACAACCAAAAGATAGTGCTAGAATGTTAGCAGGTATGATTAAACAAATGAATCAACATATACAAAAGATGTTTAAGATTGGGAAACCAAACTTTTTGACTGTACCTAAACATCAAGACTTTAATAAATTGAAGAGTAAGTATTTAGGACAATTAAAAAAACTACAATCTCAATATGGGTTAAAAGATAAAGATACATTGGGTGAATACCACGAGGCATATTGGAGAGAGTATATTTTTAACGCATCAAAACAATTTAAGGTTAATTTAAAACCAAATCAGTTTATTAAGTTAGTAAGAAGATGGGCATTTTTTGATAAGAGTTATAAGATAGCAGAAATTAAAAAAGATTATAAAGACAATCCTAAATTTATGGATTGGATATTATCAACAGATAAACAAGACCATAAGAAAATTTTTAAGGATAATATTAAACCATTCGAGGTATTATTCTTTTCAGTTGGTGCAGAGATATTAAAAAATATTCAAGGATATATTGCTGTATCACCTAAGAAATCAGTACAGAAGATTCGTAAAGAAATGTTAAGTGCATTAAAGGATTTACAGAGTGGCGGTAACGTAGAAAAGTTAAAGAAGTTAAAAATACAAATTGAGAAACTACAAGCAATTGGTGGGTTGGATTCAGTTGTACCAAGTGAGGGTATAGTGTTTAAGTATAAAGGAAACATATATAAGTTCACAGGTGCATTTGCTCCAATTAATCAGATACTTGGTAGTATAAAATTTGGATAGGAGTTATAATGGCAAATTATAGTAAAGATATGGATAGACAAAACAAAGCCTTAAAGGATTTGATGTCTGGTAAAGAATATGAAAAAGATTATGTACAAGTAGGATACGAGGGAAAACCTGACAAGAACTTACAAGGTAAAACTCGTGAGACTAAAATGACAGGAATAATGAAAGATGTGAGAATGCCTTGGTTTTGTCCATCTTGTAAAAAAACAATGAAGAAAAAACTTGATACTAAGTTTTGGAGAACTAAAGGACATTGTTTTGATTGTCAGATTGAGTTTGAAAATAAACTACGATTAACGGGAGAGTTTGAGCATTATGCACGAACACTTGAATTGGAGAATAGAAAATCATATGTAAGAGATATGAAACAATCACTTGTAGAATATGAACAGACTGAGGGTAAAGCAGAGTTTTTTAATTCAGTTGGAGTTAAAGATGTAGAACTCGAAAGTGAAAAATGGGACATGGGTAAAGAAAAATTTGGTGCCATAGTTCAAGAAGCAAAAGATTATATAGATAAATTAGAGGAGGCTATAGATGAGGAATCAAAGGAGATTGCTGCTGCCAGAAAATCTAATAATTGAGATAATGGGTATGGTGGCACAATTGGGAAATGTAGCTGCAGATTATCATAAAAAGATTAATAGTGATGATACAGAAAATGTAACAAAAGTGTACCAACGCATTATAGAAAGACTTATGGATTTGACTGAGTATGATGAAGCTCAGCCAAAATCATTTGAACAAATGCTTTACGATAGTGGAGTTAAATTACCTGAAGGAGATAACAATGGGAATCATTGAAACGATAATGAATCTATTTTTTGGTGGAAAGAAAAAAGAAGAAATCAAAAAGTTAGATAAGGCAATAGAAGTAAAAAATGAAGAAGTAACTAAACTTGAAGAAGAAGTAGTGAAACTTGAAAAGAAGAAAAAAGTCAACAAGAAAGAAGTTGGTAACCTTAAACGAAAAGTAACTAATACTAAGAAACAAATAGAAAAAGCTAAAAAAGCATCAGATGTACAAGATGTTGATGAAGCCTTAAAATATTTGAAGAAATTTAGTAAGTAGTATATTTATATATATGAGATATTTTATATACATAGTATTTTTGTTTAGTGTTCTTCTTGGTCAAACTGAAGAAACCATAACATTGCCTAAGGCAGATGTGATTGAGTGGGCAAATAGACTACAAGGGTTTGAAAAAGCTGATAGTTTATCCCAAATTGTTATATCTGATTTAGAAAGTGTAGTATTGAAGTTAGAAGAGAATGCATATATGGATTCTTTAATAATAGAAAAACGACAATTACAGATGCTGTTACTTAAAGAAACAAACGAACTTTATAAAGATAAAGTGAAACTTGTGAAACCTAAGTGGCATGAGAATAAGTGGTTATGGTTTGTATATGGTGTAAGTGCTACGGCAGTTTCAGTTAACCTTGCAGGACAGATAACAAACTAATGGCCGAACAATTAAAAGATGTGATTAAACAGGAGTACATTAAATGTGCACAAGACCCTGTCTATTTTTTGATGAAGTATTGTATGATACAACATCCAATCAAAGGGAAAATTCCATTTGCATTGTATGATTTTCAACAAGAAACAGTCAAGCAGTTTGTGGATAATAGGTTTAGCGTAATTTTAAAAGCTCGTCAGTTGGGTATCAGTACATTAACTGCTGGATACTCTTTGTGGATGATGACATTCTTTCAAGATAAGAATATATTAGTGATTGCAACTAAACAAGATACTGCTAAAAACCTTGTCACGAAGGTTCGTGTTATGCATGCAAACTTACCTACATGGTTGAAACAAAGATGTACTGAGGATAACAAATTGAACCTTAGATACACCAATGGTTCACAAATAAAGGCAAGTGCAAGTGGACCAGAAGCCGCTCGTTCCGAAGCATTATCATTATTGATATTGGACGAAGCAGCATTTATCGATAAGATAGATGATATATGGACTGCATCACAACAAACATTGACAACTGGTGGTAGTTGTATTGCTCTTTCTACACCAAATGGTGTTGGTAATTGGTTTCATAGAACGTGGGTAGATGCAGAAGAAGGTAGAGGAGTGTTTAGTGATATCAAACTTCATTGGAGTGTACATCCAGATAGACATCAAGAATGGAGAGATGAACAAGATACCTTATTAGGAATACAAGGTGCAGCACAAGAGTGTGATTGTGATTTTATTACTTCAGGTACTTCAGTAATTGATGGTGTATTGTTGGAGAATATGAAAAAAAATGTATGTAAAGACCCCGTTGAAAAAAGAGGGATGGATGGTAACTTGTGGATATGGCAACCACCAAACTATACGAGAGATTATATCGTATGTGCTGATGTTGGTAGGGGTGATGGAAAAGATTATAGTGCGTTCCATGTCATTGATGTGGAGAGTGTAGAACAAGTTGCTGAATATAAAGGTAGGTTAAGTACAAAAGATTTTGGTAATATGTTAGTGAGTATTTCAACGGAATATAATGATGCTTTACTAATTATAGAAAACAATAACATTGGTTGGGCAACAATCCAACAAGTAATAGATAGGGATTATGATAATCTATTCTATACAAGTAAAGATTTAAAATATATCGATATTGCACATCAAATGACAAATCGATTTAGAAGTGAAGAAAAGAATATGGTGGCTGGATTTAGTACCACTATGAGAACTCGACCTTTGATTATTGCAAAGTTAGAGGAATATTTTAGGAACGAAGAAGTACAAGTTCGTTCAAACAGATTGATAGATGAATTGTTTACATTTATTTATCACAATAACCGAGCAGAAGCTATGTCAGGATATAATGATGACTTAGTAATGTCTTTTGCTATAGGTTTATGGGTTCGTGATACTGCATTAAGATTACGACAAGAAGGCGTAGAATTAACTAAGAAATCCCTTAATCGTATGTTAGATACGGATGGGCTTTATACACCCAACGAAAATAAAAACGATAGTTGGGAAATGGAAATTGGTAACAAAGAGAAGGAGTCATTAGAATGGCTCTTATAAGCGAGGTAAAAAATGGCTGATAAAACATTATTTGGGAGATTAAGACGATTATTTAGTACTAATGTAATCGTGAGAAACGTAGGCGGTAAAAAACTAAAAGTTGCCGATACAGACCAAATACAACGACAAATGAAATCACATCTTGTAGATAGATATTCTAAAGTACATAGTGGATTACAACTAAATAATACTGGATATTCTAATTATGCACAATTACAGGCTGCAAGGACTGGATTATTTACAGAGTATGAATCTATGGAATCGGATTCAATCATATCATCTGCACTGGATATCTATTCAGATGAATCAACAATGAAAAATCCATATGGAGAAGTGTTGGAAGTTCAGAGTGATGATGAAAATATTAAAGAAATTCTACATAATCTATTCTATGATATAATGAATATTGAATTTAACTTATGGCCTTGGGTTAGAAACCTAACTAAGTATGGTGATTTCTTTTTATATTTAGATGTACAAGATAAGTACGGAATTACAAATGTTGTTCCATTATCCCCATATGAATTGATACGTTCAGAAGGCGAAGACCCAGAGAATCCATATTATACTAAATTTTATTTAGAAGCAATGGAAGCTGCACATCCTTATTTTGCAAAAAAATCAAACGGAACAAAAATAGAATTTGAAAACTTTCAAGTTGCTCACTTTAGATTATCTAATGATAGTAATTTATTACCATATGGTAAATCAATGTTAGAAGGAGCTCGTAAGACTTGGAAACAGATTACATTGATGGAAGATGCTATGTTAATTCATAGAATTATGAGAGCACCTGAAAAACGTGTATTTAAAATTGATATTGGTAATATTCCACCAAATGAAGTGGATAACTATATGCAAAAGATAGTCAATAAGATGAAGAAAACACCATTTATTGATGAAAATACTGGTGATTATAATTTAAAATTTAATATACAAAATTTAACTGAGGATTTCTTCTTACCAGTTCGTGGTGGAGATAGTGGAACAAGTATAGAATCCACTCCTGGAATGACATATGAAACAACCGAGGATATTGAATATCTAAAGAATCGTATGTTAGCAGCATTACACGTACCAAAAGCATTTCTTGGATATGAGGAATCACTTGGAAGTAAAGCAACATTGGCTGCAGAAGATGTAAGGTTTGCAAGAACGATTGAAAGAATACAAAGAATCGTAGTTAGTGAATTAACAAAGATTGCGGTTGTACATTTATATTCACAAGGATATACAGATGCACAATTGGTAAACTTTGAGTTGAATCTAACCAACCCATCTACAATATATGAACAAGAAAAGATTGAACTATGGAGTAACAAAGTTAATCTTGCTCGTGATATGAAAGATAACTCATTATTACCGAGTGAGTGGGTTTATAAAAATGTATTTAATTTCTCAGATGACCAAATTAAAGACCTTGAAAAGGGATTGGTTCAAGACCAAAAAGAGAAGTTCAGATACTCACAAATTGAAAATGAAGGTAATGACCCTAAAGAAAGTGGAGATTCAGTTGGTACACCAAGTGATATGGCAACTGCTGCACCAGATGAAGGTGGGGATGCAGAAACTCCCGCAGGTTCAGTCTGGGACCAAGAAGAAGTTGCTGATGGGGTGGGTAGACCAAAAGAAGTTCCAAGTTATGGAAAAGATGGGAGTGCTCGTGATAGAGACCCAATTGGCAAACATGGAAAACGTATGGCTTTAGCTCATTATGATGCCTTAAAAAAATCATTTGGGGGTAAAGGTAAGGAATTACTTAGGGAAACCGCCGACAGTGAAGAATTAAATCAAGAATATAAAGAATTTACGGATAAGAAATAGCGAATTATTTGAAGTTTTTATATTTATATATGGTACGAATATTTAACAATGGAGTGTATTGATGTCAAGCAACAGAAAGCATAATAAAATAAAAAATACAGGTCTTTTATTCGAACTTTTAACGAGGCAGATAACTGTCGACGTATTAAATAGTTCAGATGATTCATCTGCAATAAAAATTCTTAAAGAGTTTTTCAACCCAAAAACAGAATTGGGTAAAGAATATGAACTTTATAAGATACTTTTAGAAAAGAAGTATTCTAAAAGTGAACAGGCTAATATACTAATAGAAGCAGTAACTAAAAATCGAAGAAAATTATCTAATCGCAGATTAAAAAACGAGAAGTATAATCTAATTAAAACGATTAAAGAAAATTATTCAGTAGTTGATTTTTTCAATACTAAAATACCGAATTATAAAATCTTGGCATCTATTTATAATGTATTTGAATTGGAATCGGCTAAACTCGATATTACACCAATTGAGGAAACTGATAGTAAAGTAACTATCATTGAGACAGTATGTACTGCTCCAACGAAAAAATCTATTAAGAAACATCTTATGGAATCCCAAGAAGAAGATTTACGTTTACTTACTTATCAATTATTAGTTGATAAATTTAACAAAAAATACAGCACTTTAAATAAACATCAAAAGAATTTATTAAGAGAATACATAAACAACCTTTCCAATACTAATTCATTAAGGGAGTTCATTGATACTGAAGTTATAAAAGTTAAGAGAATCTTAAAAACTCACTTAAATAAAGTGAATGATAAGATAACTAAAATAAAACTAAATGAAGCAATTATACATACAGAAACTTCTACAAGTGGTAAGTTTGTAAAAGATTCGCATGTTGTTTCATTGATGAGGTATTACGAACTTATTAAGGAGTTAGATAATGTCCACAAAATTAAGTAGAAAAACATTAAGAGAATTACTTCGTACATTAATTATGAAAGAGATAGAAGAAGCTTCAACAACTACATCAGCAGGTGGTTCAACTGGTAATGGTATTCATTATGATATACCAGCTGCCTTTGATAAAAAGACTAAATCCGGCCACAAAGACCCAGAAGAAGCAGGATATAAAAAAGTAATTGAAGGTCTAACTGAAGGTCAAAAAAGAGATTATCATAATGCATACATAAAGTATTATAAAGCATATCAAGCTTTTGCAAGAGAAACTATGGACTTAGGTAAAACTATTTCTAAATTTAGTGGCGAGAAAACAGATGAAAAAATTATTATAAAGAATTTTAAAAAATATGTCATTCCCTTTGCTGGTTTAATGAATAGTTGGGATAAAGGACAACAAAAGAATCCAGGGTTAAATGAAGGTCATTATACACAATATCGTAATGATAATACTTTAACGGCTAAACAAAAAATTGGCAATTCAATGAGAGAGGTTAGGGATAAACTAACTGAATTAAGTAAACTTATTGATATGAATGTTAAATTAAAAAATGAGTTAAGTGTAGATTCAAAATCATATTGGAAGAACACACATAAAGCAATGAGTAAAATTTCGGAGAGATTAGTCAAACTCGCTAACAAAGTAGGGAAACTACAATGATAAACTTAAAAAATTTAATTAATGAAAGTAATTTATCTACCATTGATAAGATATATAAAAATGGTGAACCAAGAATTGAAGAACTTCAAGATAAAATATGGAAACTTCAACAAGAAAAAATTAAAATAAGTAAAGTTTATACAAAAGATATAAAAAAAGAAAACTTAAAGGTAATGAAAGAACTTGAGAATGAATTAAAAAAACTCGGTAAAAGTGTAAACTATACAAAATCCATATGGGCACATACAGGTGCAGAAGTAAAAGTTAATGGTAAAGCAGTTCGTATTCGGTTTACAGGTCCACAAGGTTCGAAGATTTCGGGAGTTAATCTTGGAGTTAAGGATGTAATATTAAAACCAAATTTTAAAATTTCAGATGTGGCACAACGAATTGCCAAAATAGCGGAATAGGAAACTACAATGAACGATAAATATTTAAAAGAATCAATAGATGTACTGAATAGAGAATTTGGTTCACCATTAGTTACTCTTGAAGATACAATAAAAGCTCACAAATTAAAAAAAGAGGGTGGAGCAGGAAGTGGTAGACCAACTAAAGATGGTTCTGCAAAAGATATCGAAAAGAAAGCTATGAAAGCAGCAGACGACGCTAATGCTAAAATGGATGCAGCTGAAAAAACTAAAAAAAATGAATCAGATTTAGGACTTACCTATAAAAAAGGTAAGACAATAACAGTCAAACATAAGAAATCCGGAAAAGAATTGGTTATTATAGATAAACCAAGTGTAAAACGGGAATATGAAAAAATAGGATTTTATGCTGAATCGGTAAACGAGGATACTATAACTGAAAATCCTGCAGCACTTGCTGCTACCGCTGCGATGGTTCAAATGAAAGCTAAAAATCCAAAAACGGGTCGTGTAAATAAACTAACTACCGCATTGAGTGATAAATCACATCCCGCACACAAAAAAGCAAAAGGGGTATTTGCAAAGTTAATAGATAAATTTAAAAAGAAAAAAGAAGAACCTAAATCAAAAGGATTAACTCCAGACCAATCAAAAGCACAAGCAAAAGCTATGGGTATTTCGGTAGGAGAATCAATTACTGAAGGCCCAGATGATGTAAGGTTTGCAAGAAGAGCATTATCTAAACTTGCTAAAACAGAAACAAAATTTAGAAAAGAAATGTATGAATTAGAACAAGCATTCCTTAGAGACCCACGTGATGAAAATCAGAAATTGGCTAAAGAAATAAAGAGGTCATATAAAAATGGGGTAACCAAGTTTATGAGAGATTCAATAGACATGATTAAAAGGATGAAATAAGATGAGAAGTTTAATTGTAGATTACATACCATTTGAGATATCAACAACCCAAATTAATGAATCCATTAAGGAAAATAATGGTAAGTTGGTAGTTAAAGGTGTTTTACAGAGAGCAGATGCAAAGAATCAAAATGGAAGAATATATCCAATGGAGATTCTAACAAGAGAAGCACAGAATTATAATGATGGATTTATTAAACAGAAAAGAGCACTTGGTGAATTAGACCATCCAGATTCATCAGTAGTGAATTTACAGAATGTATCACACAATATTACTGAAATGCATTTTGAGGGTGATAGTTTATTGGGGACAGTAGAAATTTTAACTACACCGAGTGGAAATATTTTAAGAGAATTATTTAAGAATGGTATTAAGTTAGGTATCAGTTCTCGTGGAATGGGGTCAGTTGAGACTGTACAAGAAGCAGATGGTAAACAACCAGTAATGAAAGTTGGACAAGACTTTGAATTGATTGCATTTGATTTTGTATCAAACCCATCAACACATGGTGCGTTTTTACATCCAGTCAATGAGGGTGTATCACAACCACTAACACAAGGTAGAACTTGTGGTACTTATTGTAAAGCAGAAGATATTATTAACAAGATTATAAGAGGAGAGTAAGATGCCTGGATTAGAAGAAATGCCAATACCAAATAATGGTAAAATAACACCACCAACTCATACAGAATTAGCAGATGGTGCTGATGCAGTAACACCACAAGAGGGTAAAAAAGGATTAGAAACTTTTGCAATACCAGCTACAGGTCAACCGAATAAAGCTTTTGGGGATGGAACCGCTGGTTCTAATAACGGATAATAAAATGGCTAATTCAACAGATTCTAAAATCGTAGAAGCTAAATGGGCAGTTACTATCGATGGTGTAGGTAAACTTATCATTGATGCTACCGGAGCTGGACAAGCAAAATCAATGGCTGGTAGAAGTTTGAAAAAAGGTATGAAGGATATTGTAGGTGTACAAAGAGTACAAAGTGCATTTGGTAAACAGATTGATAAAAAAATAGAATCCGTAGTTGAGGGAAGATTAAGTTCCTATCAAAAGAAAGCTATATTAATTGCTATACAAATGAGTGGTAATATGACGAATGCTGTTAAGAAAATTGAAAAAATTAAAAAGGGTTTATCTAAAGATAAAAAAGTAAAAGATGCTCTTCGACTTGCAAATGAATCAGTTCGTGTTCTGGCTATAAAAGAGGGTGTAAAAACATCCAAAGCTTTTAATAATTTTCAGAAATCTCGTAGTAGTTTCTTAGAGAGATGGGGTAAACTCAAAAAACAATTAAATACTATAAAAACAGAATCCCCAAATAATGAATATTTGAGATTAGAAAAACAATTATATAAATTTGAAACTGCATTCATAGAACAATCGGCTAAGATTATGAGTTCTGTTTCAAAGATATCCAAGAGTAATCTAACTGAATCCGTAAAT